AGGGTGAAATAAAGCACGCTTATCTAAATCATTCTCATGTCAAAAAACTCGTTACAGCATTAAATACTCCTGGAAAGGGCAAAGGCATGATCGATAAAATGATGGAAGAAGTCGAGCAGATCGATGAAATCGGTGATACTCCAAGAGGCAAAGCAGCCTTGACAAACCTTGCATCGCAACGTTTTGGGCGTGCACGTTGGGCAGCTGGCGTACACAGGGCGACTTCGCGGTCTGACGGTGGCGCTACGCCACATAGTAGGCTTCAAGATAAAGATAATACGGTTGCACATAAGGCTGCTGCCAAAGCAGGAATAAAACCACACGAGGTTCCAGATCATAATTATGATTATGACAAAAAAGGTGGATACGGAACCAAAGTCGCCGACCCTGCTCATAAACTCGCAGCTCGAAATACACCAAAAAAAGCAGATGTGCAAGAAGTAGCAATGCCAAAGAACGCTGCTGACTGGCAAGCTATGATTAACCATCAAATTCAAATTGCTGGTCATCCAGTTGCAACTGATGCTCAGTTCCGCGCTACTACTGTTGGTAAAGACATGAGCAAAATTGCAAGTCTAGAACCAGGAGAAGACATGCTACAATACGCAACTGCTCAAGGCGGAACCGTAAAAAAATGAAATCGTTTTCTGAATTCATGACCGAAGCTGCATTAAATGCATTCTTAACGCGCAAGACAGGCAAAAACCTTGTCACGCAAAAGAACAAGACAGGTCGTCGAGGATTTCCTGGCCAGCTTGGCGTAAAGCATGAGAAAGTAAATGTCGGCGGTGAGTTGGGTTCTAGCAACCCAACTCGTCATGCCAAAGCATTTGGTGGTTTGAAGGTGTTGATGCGCAATAGAGTTCCAGCGAAAGATGCTGTGAAACTTATTTCTAAGCACGTCGACCACAAACCACTAAACGATGAACTCGAAACAATCGCAAAAGACAGACCAGATTCAGATGTGCGTAATATTATCAAGCACCATCTGCGTAAAGCTGGTTTGACAACTACACATTTGCTGTAAGGAACTAATATGCCAATCTATATCAATCAGCCAAGAGGCAAACTTGTAACTAGAATTGCTGCCAATTCTACAAACGGTGGCGTCGAAACAATTACTCTTGCCAGCGCTAATAGTAATGCTACTGAAACTGTATCTGCTCTGCAAATTAGTAAAGTTTATTGGTCAGGTAATGTCACGATTGGTCGTGATAATGCTGGCGGAACTTTACTGTTTAATTTAACAGGTGGTGGCAATTGGGATTTTGATGTTGCTGGTATTACACAAACTGAATTTCCAACTACCAACGTTGTGATTACCTACGCTAATAATGCTACGGTGTATGTTGAATTGAAAAAACAATCAACACTAGCATAAGGAATAAGAAATGAAACTTATTACCGAAACAATCGAAGATCTAGAGATTATTACTGAAGCCAACGAAAATGGTGGTAAGACTCTTTATATTACTGGTCCATTTCTTCAAGCTGATGTAGTAAATAGAAATGGTCGTAAATATCCTACAGCTGTAATGGATCGCGAAGTTGCGCGTTACATGAAAGATGCTGTTGGAACTAATCGTGCTTTGGGCGAATTAGGTCATCCTGCTGGTCCTACAATCAACCTAGATCGTGTTTCGCACATGATTGTTGATTTGAAGAAAGACGGAACTAATTATATCGGCAAAGCCAAAATATTAGATACACCTATGGGCAACATTGCTAAGAATTTAATCAATTCTGGTGTTAAACTTGGTGTCTCTTCACGTGGCATGGGTTCGTTAAAACCAAAAAATGGTATTAACGAAGTCCAAGATGACTTTTATCTTGCAACTGCCGCAGATATTGTAGCGGATCCTTCAGCTCCAGATGCTTTCGTAAACGGAATCATGGAAGGAGTAGAATGGGTTTGGGACAACGGACTTCTCAAAGCTCAACAGTTAGAGAGTTACAAAGCACAAGTCAACAAGGCTTCTAAGTCAGTAGACAAACGACAGCTAGAAGAAACCGTCCTGAAAGTTTGGGATGATTTCCTTCTAAAGATTTGATTTTATAAATAATAAACTAAAGCAATCCACGCAGGAGAGTAAAGATGAGTAATAACGAAAACGAAATCTTGGAAGGCGACGATCTTCTAGAGTTTCAGTCATCGTTTGGCGTTGACGCCATGGTGCCTGATCCAGTCGCAACCAAAGATAATTCGCGACCAGCTGACAAGAAGGATGGCAAAGATGCCATGCCTACTCTAAGCAAGTCGGGCATTATCGCCGATATCGTCAAAGCAGCATACGATATGCCAGTTAAAAAATTGGCACAATTCCATGCTGGTATGGCAAATCAAGGCACACTAAAAGCTGGTTCGAAGCAACAAGACCCAATGCCAAAGTTGAATAATCCTGGCGGACTTGGCGAAGACGTTGCTGCTATTTTCCAAGGTGCAGACCTTTCGGAAGAATTCAAAGACAAAGCTACAACTATCTTTGAAGCAGCTGTACACGCTCGCACTATCGAATACAAAGCGCAACTTGACGAACAGTATGAAGCTCAATTAGCTGAAGCTGTAGAAGCAGTTGCTGACGAATTGACCGAGAAAGTAAACAGCTACCTAAACTACGTTGTTGAACAATGGGTCGAAGATAACAAACTTGCTATTGAATCAGGTCTACGTACCGAAGTCATGGAAAGTTTCCTCGCTGGTATGCGCGAAGTTTTTGTCGAGCATTATGTCGAGATCCCTGAAGACAAAGTAAATGTCGTTGAGTCTATGGACGCTCGCATTGCTGAGTTGGAAGAAAAGCTGAATGAGCAAATCAACCTGAATTTAGAAATTGCTGAACAAGTAGCTTCTTATCAGGCTGAGCAGGCATTCGCTGAAGTTGCTGAAGGTCTAACTGATACTCAGAAAGAAAAACTAGCTACCCTTGCTGAAAGCATCGATGCCAGTTCTGTTAAAGAGTATGCTGAGAAACTAAGCATTATCAAAGAATCCTATCTGTCTGTTAAGAAAGAGTCACAAGCTCAACAGCAGCTTACGGAAGAAGTTGAAGTCGTGCAAGAAGAAACAGCTAAGAAATCTGGTGATCCAACGATCAACAAATACGTAGCTGCTATTTCGCGTACAGTCAAGAACTGATTATTATAAATAACTATACCAATTCCTATTTCAAAGGACAGGAGAATAAAGATGTATCTTAACGAAGAAATCCAAAACAAGTGGGCACCAGTTCTAGAACACGCTGATTTGTCACCAATCAAAGACTCACACCGTCGTTCTGTAACTGCTCAGTTGCTAGAAAACACCGAAAAAGCTCTCCGTGAAAACGGTGGCTTCTCACCACGCTCATTGCTAGAAACCAATGCTGCTGGCGGTCCAACCAACGCAATGAACTCATATTCGCCAAGCGAAATCGACACTTACGATCCAGTTCTAATTTCGTTAGTCCGTCGTGCAATGCCAAACCTAGTTGCTTATGACATCTGCGGCGTCCAGCCAATGACAGGTCCAACTGGCTTGATCTTCGCAATGCGTTCGCACTATGCCAACCAGCAAGGTACAGAAGCTTTCTACAACGAAGCTAATACTGAGTTCGGTGGTACAACTACTGCTGCTGCTAACACCGTCGGTCTAAACGACGTTGGTACAGTTCCAGGCGTCTCAAACAACGCAGGAACAAACACCTATAACTTCACTGGCGGTCTAACAACTGCTCAAGCTGAATCGCTAGGTAACAGCACACAAGCCTTCGCTGAAATGGCTTTCTCGATCGACAAGGTTTCTGTTGTTGCCAAGTCGCGCGCTCTAAAAGCTGACTACTCGATGGAACTTGCTCAAGATCTTAAAGCTATCCACGGTCTTGACGCTGAAACCGAACTAGCCAACATTCTTTCGGCTGAAATTCTTGCTGAGATTAACCGCGAAATCATCCGTACTATCAACGTAACAGCTACAATCGGCGGTACTTCAATCGTATCCCCATTCACTGCTGCTGACGGTGTAACTACTGCTGGTCGTTTCAACCTAGACGTTGACTCTAACGGTCGTTGGTCGGTTGAGAAGTTCAAGGGTCTAATGTTCCAAATCGAGCGCGAAGCTAATGCTATCGCAAAACGTACCCGTCGTGGTAAGGGCAACATGCTAATCTGCTCGTCAGATGTGGCTTCTGCTCTTCAAATGGCTGGCGTTCTTGATTACACCCCAGCTCTTAACAGCAACAACCTACAAGTTGATGATACTGGCGCTACTTTCGCTGGCGTTCTAAACGGTCGCATCAAAGTTTACATCGATCCATACACCACTGGTAACTACCTAACTATGGGTTACAAAGGTGCTTCTGCGTTCGATGCTGGTCTATTCTACTGCCCA